TCGGCATACATAATCAAAACTATTATATCTTTTATTTGTTAATACATCCATAGTTTGTTCCTCGTCGCATTATAAGCCCAATTAAGAGACATTCATCCCATTCTCAAGCGTTTTTACTATTCCTCTGAAACCGCCAGATTTATAGACCTCTGATGCATCATATGGATCTACCTCTGATATTACTAATTGTAAAGAAACTTGTGCATATTTATTATTAGACAAAATAGGCTTTTGGAAAGTTAAACCAATGCTGCTATTTAAAATACCTTTAATAAATATTTCTTCACCAATTCTTAAAGCTAACAAAGGTGGCTCTACAGCTTTATTGTTTAAATTATATTTTGGTACAACAATAGCTCTTAATGCATTAATTAAGTTATCTATATAATCTTCACCTGCAGCTAATTTTACATTGCTGTTTCCAATATTTACATCATCCATCATGTCTCTGTGCAAATTAAGTGTTATTTGTACAGTTCTTGGACCTGAGTTGCTATATGTATAGACTGGTGCTGATCTGCCTAGTGCACTTGTTGCTTGGAAAGTCGAGCCCATTGAGTCTGTAATACTATCTGGGTATGTTGGTATAACTCAATATTGTAAACCCTCGTCTAAATGCGAAATATATAAATAATTATCTGGAAGTGGGTAATTTCTTTCCATTAGCTATCTCCTTTATCACTTTTATAAATATTTGTATATAAGTCTTCGCTAGCTATAGTATGTCAATTATTATTAGCATTACCTATTTGTTTATTTTTAAATAAAGTTTCAACATCTTTATCTATATATCCAAGTATATCATAATTGTTGCTAGTTGTATTATTTATATTTGCAGTATTCATATAGCTATAAATAATTGGCATCATGGTGTTACTTCAAATGCCTTTATATGGGCTTGTTAATAAATTATTTATTTCTAAAACTTTTTGAGCACGTTCTATATTATCTGGTAACTTATCAAGCGGTGTAATAGCATTACCAATTAGGTATTCTATCAAACGGTCAGCAAATGGGTAGCTCTCAGTAGTATTTAGTTCAAGTAATTGTAATGATGTTATATATTTATAGTTAGCATTCTCATTTAAATATGGCTTCTCGATATTATTTATCGCATAATTTGGGTAAGATTTGTACTTATTTTTAGACACATTTATTGTATCATTTCAACCAATATAATTGCCTTCTAAAATAGTAATACTTGAATTTACACCTACAGGCACTTTAATAAACATTTTTAAGTTTAGCTCATTTTGAGCTAAGTTATTTAAGAATGTATCCCTATCTTCCACATTCTTAGTAAGTAAATCTATAGTAGCAAGGTTATCATATAAAAATGGTCTATTAAAGTTTGTGCTATTTAATTTTACATAAGTTGTAGCTGGCAAGTCTTTTAAGGCTTGATTTGTGCCTTGATATTTACCATATATTCCGCAGCATATTTCAATAGCCAAGTCAGAGTCAATAGCTATTGTATATTCTTTAAATAGTTTTATTGGTAGCATATAAATCTTATACTTAGTATCAGATCCGCTGAAGGTACTTATACTGATATTATTTTTTATTATATTCAATGATAAATTACTACAAATTCTGTTACTAAAGCAATTATATAATGGCATTAAATTTATATGATTATAATCTCTTTGAAAGCGTAAGTAATCACCTAAGTATTCATGTGTATATGAATCATATATATTATTTTTTATTTCAAGGTTCTTTGTATAATTTGGCATGCGCTCATTATATTCATAAAAATGTGTATGAGTTGATAGCTTTTTACTACTTCAGCCCTTTGGCACCCACTCTCAATTATTAGCAGAGGTCTCTCTATACTCTTCTATACGCCCATTTCTTATATAAGGCACATACATTAAGACTTCATTAGCTTTATTCACATCATCTTTTGTAGTTAGGCCACTATCCCCAATTTTATGATATACTAATGTTTTTATTGGTGGCTCATTTTCAACAAATACTCTAACTTTTGGCAAATTAAAAGAATGAAGTAATTGTTTTATGTAGCCTGTTAATATATGGTTGCTATTAAATTTAAACATGTTAAATACCTCTATTATACATTATTTATTCTTCAGCCTACTGTTTGTGCCATTGATAATATATTTTTGATGTCATCAATTAATTCATGAACAGACCATATACTATCATTAATAGTTTTTGCGGTTATTTCAGCTTCATCTGGATTTTCACCAGTAAGCTCAAGTTTTTTCTCTTCAGCGGCACCAAATGTTGCAGCTTCAACTTCACCGCCACCGCCACCTATATAGACACTACCAGAAGTGCCTGATCCCAATACAGATACTGAACCGCCAGATAGTCCTAAAGCATTAAGAATTTGTTTTCCAGAAACACCACCCATGCCTGCGCCAGACGTTCCAGCTCCAAGCATAGTTGCTACACCTTGCAATAAGCTAGCACTCATTGCACCAGCTTGCATTATTTGTGCAACAGTTGTTTTTAGATCAACACCACTACCTAAAGCATATACTGTAGGAATTGCAATACCGCCTACCAAATCTTGTAGCATATTTGCTGCCATCATTGTAGCATATAAAGCTGGATTATTAGCAAGCCCTGCTGAGATAGTGTAGGAAAAGTTTTCTTTAGCAGTGCTCATTAGCTCACCAATGCTAGTTCTGCCATACATACTGCCTGCCATTTTATAAAGGTTGTCAATAAAACCACCATAATTACCAGTAGTTTTTCTAGTGCCAGATAATTGGGAAGCACTAATATTACCAATAGCTTTTAAGTCAGAGGCTGATAAGCCAAATACTTTAGCTAATTGTTGACGAGTAACTAAACTAGATGATGAGCCATTTAATTCAGCTAAATAACCAACAACATTTTCAAGCAATAGGTTAGTATCATCGGCACTTAAGCTATTATTTAAAATATCACCTAAAGATAAACCTGCTCTATTTGCAGCCATAATTAGTAGATTTGTAGCTCCACCACCGGTTAGACCTGAAATATCACCAGCAGATAGTTTACCCAAAGCACTAGCAATTCCTTGAACACCCTCTTGAGACATACCTACAGAATACATAGAGCCCATTCATTTTTGAACTTGGAATTCAAAGGCAGTAGCTTGCGTAGCTCCCATTAAAGCTGAAGCTTCGTAGATGCTTGATCTAATATTAGCAGCAGCGTCTGTCATGTATTCAGTAGTAGAGTACATAGAGTTCAAGAACTCATTTAATGCAGCTTCCATACCTAAACGGCCAGCTGTTGTATCTGCTTGTTGTATACGAATTAACTTAATTAAGCTCGAATCAAAAGAATTAAAAGTAGTTGCAATTTTATCTTTTAATGTTTCCATTGCAGCTCTTTGCTCAACATTAAATGCAATACCTTTACTAACCATAGTAGAGATATTATTCATAAATGTTTCTTGTGAAATAAGAGGAGAAACTCCAGCTAAGCCAGTAATATCTTTACTAAAGTTTCTAAAATAAGAACCCATAAAGGTCTTATTATTAGTAGAACCATATAAACGTGTATCTATAGCTGATTGATACTTGGCTATTTGGTCGGCTTTACTCATTACTTGTTTAGACATATCAGCTATGCTATTAACAAGTGATGTTAGACCAATAGTTAAAGCATCTTTGGTGCCATAGGTATCTACATAAGCTTTAGCTTTTGAAAGCTTACCATCTAAGCCACGTTCTTTTAAATCATCAAGTTTATCTTGAAGGTCTTGTGCTTTTTTAATATTTTCTTGTGCTTGCTTAGTTTTAGCAGTTAACTTGTCAAGTTCTTTATTTAGTTTGTCTACTTCTTTTTTGTCTTTAGCAGCTTTAGCATCAGCTATTTGCTGTTCTAATTTTAGACGCTTTTTAAATGAGTTTTGTTCTATTTTGTATTGTTTTTGAGCAGTTTCATAGTTTATTTTTTCTCTTTCCTTAGCAAGATCATTCTCAAGCTTTTTACGAGCTTCAGATTCTTCTGTAAGGCTTTTTCCTAAATACTTTGTAAGTTCATTATACTGCTCTGAATAGTAACTCATTTTAACTCCTACTTATTACCTAAATTTTGTTGTTTAATCTGTTCTATACGCTTATTACTTTCTTCAAATTTTTTATTTATTTCATCTATCAAGTATATTCTTTCTTGGTAAGATATATCTAATACATCTGTATAACTCATATGTAAGTTATCACTTATGAATCAGCATTCTTTTAATATTTCACGGTATCTCTTTGGCCCATATGCTTTACCATCTTTAGATATTTGTGGGTCTAAAAAACTCGGGCCCGAAGCGAAAAAATGTTTTGAATTCTTCGCCACATTCTTTACAAGTTAATGTAACAGATGTGTCTAAGCCGAAACAAGTATTTAGCTTATCAACAGTATTTAGTATCTTTAGCATATCCATAGCAGGTAAGCTATTAATAAATGTTTCTAACTTGCTTGAATTTAGCTTTTCTCCATCAACTAGATCAATAGTTGCAAGCATTTTAGCCATAGGCTCAAAGTCAATTTCGGCATCTTTAAATCTAGCTTTAAATTCTTTAACCTTAATAGCTTGCTCATCAAGCATTCTTGGTGTTTGACACTTAAGTGTTACTATATGACCACTTTTTGGTAAGGTAAGCTGTTTTAATTCATTGTACTCAGCTATATCAAAGTCCTTTAGTGTAAGTTCTTCAAGGTGGGCTTCACCCTCAATTAATGACCCACAATTAGTGCAAATAGCTGACATCTTATATAAATCGCCATAAGATACAATTCTTAGCTTATGTAATAAAAATTCATAATCAGCTAAAGCCATATCATAAACATGCACTTTTGGCTTTTCTATCATGCAACCTTCAATAATATCAGCTAATAGCTTATATGGCATTGTAGATGGGCCAGTTCTTTTCATTTCATCCCTAGCAGTCATGCTTCTTAACTCAACGTGGCTATCTACAGGTACATCATAGATTAAACCTTTTGAAGGTAGCTCATAGCCTTCTGCAATAGTATAATTTTGTTGTCTTTCCATTTCCATATTATATTCCTTTCCTTATTTAATATAATGTCTATTTTCTAAATAGTCTTCAAGAATCTCACGCATTAAAGCTGAGACAGTCTTTTGTCTTTCCTTTGCCAACCACTCTAAACGTTGCTTAAGTGGTTTAGTTAATTCCAGTGATTGCATTACTTTGTCACTTCTATCTACTTTTTTTCTTCCCATGCTATTATATTCCTTTTACTAAGCATTTTTTCGACTACTTAATTTAGCAAATAATATAAATAGATTTATTAAATTTATTTTAGATGCAAATAAAAAATATCCATACAATTTTGTATGGATATTTCATATAATTTTAATAGTTGTTATTAGCCTTCAATTTGTTCTGGTAATACCATTACAGCTCTGTCATAAGCAAAGTTAACAGTAATTTGACGCTTACCATCTGAAGCTCTATCAAATGAATCTTCTGTTAAGCCTGTAATAAAGCAACCTTCAAGGTCCCAACGTCTAATTTCTTCATAGTCTTGTGTATACTCAATTAAGTGGCAAGTTTTCTTATAGTCTTTCATTCTTCCACCCTTACGTGTATATGGGTCATAAGCAAGACGTAGCCAAGCCATAAGTAATGACTTTGTATCTAATCCTACATAGTCATCAACTGTTAACGAACCATCACTGAATGTTGGAACACCTGCAAAATTGATAACGTCATTACCACGTCTATATTGTAGTTTTTCAACTGAATAATGTGGAACGTCAGCTTTAGTAACTGCTAACTTAATATCTTCAAAAGCTTCTGAAGCAGCGTATTTATTAGCTTCTGTTGCATTAGCAGGATCTCCTGTATATGTAGGCTTTAATAGATTTCCTAATTCTTCTTGACTTACTGTGAATAGGAAGAAACCTGTTCTGGCTGATTCATAGGCAGCAAGATTTGCACTTATGTGATCGACATTTAATCCATTTAAACTCATTGTTCTATTTCTCCTTTACCTATTCTAATTCATCCATATTTACAGCAACACCTTTAATTGAGTCTTCCATATTAATACCAATTTTAAAGTCTTCAACACCTTCAATTGGCACAATTCTGATTAAACCTTTCATTGTTGCTTTTAATTTTGTATTAACTTTTACAAACTTATAATCTTCAACACCTTCATCAGCTTTCATTCTCTTTAATGTTGGTTCTATAGCATCGCAGAATTTAATCCATAATAATGAACTATTTGGATCAAATGTAAACTTCTTGCAGGCATAATATGTTTGTTTCTTTAATGTAGCTAGTAATTGTCTAATATTTAGGAAGTCACTAAACTTTAGTTCATCCCCAATAGCATTAGCTGTTCTATTACCATATAAATAATAATTATTATGTGATTTAATAATTAAATTAACAGCTTTTTTAATATTACCGTTGCCATTTCTTGGTTGTAATAAATCAGCAGCTAATTCACCAAAGTTATAGCCCGTTTGTAAAATGGTATATTTGCTTACGCCTCTTTCATATCCAGCAACTGGCCACCATTCATTATAACCTAAATTACCAAATGCATTTGCAGCACAAGCTAAATAATAGAATGAACCTGGAAATACTGTATTTTCATAGTATTCGTCTTTTATATCTAAGCTAACATATGGTGCAAAGAAAGATGAAAACTTATTACTATCTGAAATTTTTGAAATATCAGCATTAATATTGGCAATAGTTTGTGATAGTGTTGTAGCACTACTAGGTGCATAATTTATTTTAGATATATCCAATAAAGCGATAATATCTCCACGACCTGATGTTGTGTAATCCGCATTATTTATATAAGTAGCTAATTGTGCTATAGCATTATTAGCTATTGTATTATTTTCAAGTAAACCAGTTAAAATATATCTAAATTGATAAACTGATTTATCCTTTAGTGGTTCTAGAAAAGCAATAATACTTTCACTATCAGTTATATCAGCTATTGTTTCCAATTTTTTATATAAAACAGTATAGCCAAGACCAAGCAACTCATAGGCAATCTGATTACCATAATGAAGCTCACCATCTGTACCTTCATTTCCCGGTGTAATTATAGCATAAAAAATTTCAACGCTACTTGATACACTTGGCTCAACTACTGCACGTTCATATTTATATTGCTTATCGTGTAAATAGCCAACTGCAGGGCTACTTGCTTCAACAGCTATATAAAGTTGATTATTTCTAAAATATTCTAAAGCAAGGTCTAAATTAGCAGCAGTAATAGTATTTTGGTTGCCAGACCAGCCATACTCAACATTTTCATAGAAATCAGGTCCTTTTGGATCATATCTTTGAGAAAGTTTTCCAACATACTTGATAAAATCAGCCTGTGTGCTACACTCAAAAACACCGCTACTGTCAGCAACTTCTGCATATTTTTCAGTATTTTTTACAAAGCCTGGTACAACAACTGAAAAGTTAGCATATGCAGCTACGCCTGTTGTAGAAAGATCATATTCATTAATTATTACATTAGGCATTTTTTTCTTTTTCTCCTTAAAATTTGATAGGTGTTATCCTAAATATCAATTAATTTAGCAAATGATTTGCTTTAATTATTACTTTTTTGTTTGTATAAGTTCTATATCCTCTATCTCACCAGACTCAGTAATTTTATTACTTACTTCAATACCACCTTCTGTCTGACTTAATAGCTCTAATTCAGCTTCTGTAAAGATGCTGTCATCATCGATAAACATTCTTCAATTTTTTCTATATGGAATACTAAATAAGAAGCCATCTTGAAGCTCAATAGATATTGTTCATCTAGTAAATTGACCTGTAAATAAACGCTCTGCAATATCACTTGTATCAGATACAGTGCTTAGCACTCTAAGGTTAGCTGTATGTTGTATAGCAAGATTATTATAAGGTATCTCAATGATTATCTTAGGATTATTTATAAGCTTAAATAAAAAGTTTCTAAGGTATTCATCGCCCTCTTCATATTTTTTAGTATAAATATCAAGTTTGTATTCAACAGTTACAGGTATAACATTCATCTGAATACTGTATTCTGCATGCTTAGCTGTAGCTGGGTCTAGTAAGCGGCCATCTTTAGCATTTGCAAGACCTATTTTTAAGCCATCATAAGACATTGGTGTCTTAATATTTGTATCAATATTAAAGTCAGTATTACGTGACAAAGCTATAATGGGCAAGTCTATTGGCTTATCCTTTGAGTCATCTGCTTTTTCTTCAAACAAACGCTTTGTTTCATCAGGCTTAAGCACTCTAAGCTTGGATCCATCTGGTATTCATTTTTTTAGTTTTGCAACTATTATGTCATCATAATATCTAAAAGCCATTAATTATATTCCCTTATAATAAAAGTGGTGCATGTAATGCCATTAAAAAGATTTTACTACCAAAGTATTCACTATTGCCATAGGTTATAAAATTGGCGATATCTTCATATTTTTTTGTTTTAAATGTTAAAATTAGTGTCGCATTACCATCTGTGTTAAACTGTAAATCGTTTAATAATTGTAAGCATACTAATTTCAAATTAGTTTTATAGTGCATAAGCAAGTATTCATCAAGCTTTATTTCAGCTGCCCCATTATTATAACATAAGATAGCACTTTTGGCAGCTTTTTTTAGTCTTGGCTCAACATATGCTATATTTTTATTTGGTGGATAGTCAAGTCTTATAACCATATTACTTTTCTATTATTTTAATATTACCAGCGTTAGCTATTTCATCACACAATGTTTGACAGTTTGTTCTATTAATATCAGTCCCAGCAAGTTTTTTATTAGCTATGTGTAGACCTTTAATAGTTGTAGGAGGTACACTATCAAAGTTGTAATCATAGCGCTCTAGCAAAGCATTTACATCAAAACCTTTATCATCTGTCGTGATAATATTAGCTATAAGCACAATATATAATGCAGCATCATTAGCATTTTTAATATTTAAGCTTTCTACATTGAGTGGGGCTTTTTCTTTCTTTACAAAATTATTAGCATCTGCTGGGAATAGTGTTTGTAGTGTAGTGATAACTGTTTGAATAGGCACAAGGGTATTGCCTCAAGTAGTAAGTACTTGTGTGTCATCCAATAAGTTGCCTGTAAATAAAGTTTTAATAAACACATCATCTGTTAATTTTTGTAAACGTTCATCATTTGTGCTTGCTTTACTATTTAAGGCTTGCTTTTGTACTTCTAAATATTGTTCGGCTAGCTCTTGGTCAAGACTATAGAATAGCTTGCAGAATATTAAGTTTCCAGCATTAAGTATATCTGGATCCTTTAAGTCAGTGTCTTTTAAATTACCTTTTCTGTAAGCCTCATATATAGCTCTAAATCCATCACTAGTTATATCTATAGTGCTAATTGTATTTTTTAGAAATGCTAAAAGTGGATTAGTAGCGCTATTAAAACCAAGCGCCATTAAGACATGTGTTAACGCAGCCGGGAATCGACTAAGCTTTTCAAAAGCTTTAATATAAGGAGGGTCTGGCCATTCGACTTTTAGATATAAATCAAAAGCTTTATTAGAATCATATACTGTATTTGTTGGCACATTTAATAAAATAGTTTTGTTTTTTCCATTTATACCAGCAATTTCTGCTGCAGTTAAGGTTGTTTGTCCGCCTTGGCTCTTAGCAATTCTATCAAACAATGCAGCTCAGTCTATTGCAGGTGCGTCTGCTTTTTCAGCTCTACGTTGTATATCTCCTTTATCTTCTTTTCCAAATTCTTTGGCAGAATTTTTATTTGCCTTTTTTCGTGCTTGTTGTGCTTGTATAGTCTTTATGTCAGCTAATATCGGATAGCATACTTTATATAAGTCATTAATTTTATTAGCTAGTGCAGTAATGTTCTTATCAAGAGCATCAGATACTTTAATGCTATTAGCATCATTGGCATTTAATAGACTTTTTATTGCAGCATTATTTAATAAACCTTGACTAAATGCACTGATATTGTCAGCAAGTTCTGTAAGCAATTCTTTATAGTTTTCAAAAACAGCAGGAGATCTGAAGCTTAAACCATTCTTACTATTAACTGAAATAATATTATATATTGCATCAAAGTATTCTTTAGCTGTATTTAAGCTTTCTTTAGTATTATCTTTAATAGTTAATGTTCTTAATACAGCGAGTATTTTATTTAGGTCTGTTTCAAATTCTTTTATGCTATCTTTTGCCACATCACCTGCGTCATCTCTATCTTGCCACTTTCTACATAAAGTTTCTATATCTGCTCTATTTTTAACATTATCAGCTACATTATTATCAAAAAATTTTCGTATCTCAGATATAGCACCCATAATTTTTTCACGGCTGCCTTTATTTGATTGCTCCGTTTCAAGTTTTGCAAGATAATTATTTGCAAGGTCATCTGCAGCATTGTCAGTTCTTGAAATAAGGTCTTGTATATGATCTAACGCATATTTTACTGAATTTAATTGTTTTGTTACAGTAGTTATAATACTATCAGCTTCAGCTGTATTTACTTCTTGTGTTTGTGTAGCCGCTTGTGGCTGAGCCTCTGCTTCGCC